GGGGGGAAATCGGAATCCCCCCGCGTTTCTCTTTAGGGGGCCGGGGGGACATTCTCTTTTCAAAAGAGAATATCCCCTTGGCTTCCGGTCCTGAAATTCAGGACTGAAATCAGGAAATACTCAGTACCCCATCCAGCAGCGAGATCGTCGGCATGGTGGTGGTGCCTGTGACCTTTTGGCCGTTCACATAGGCCGTCTTGCCGGAAAGAATGTCCCCGGCGGTGGCGTCCGCGTCATCGGTGTCCACCACGGAGGTTTTACCGGCTACGCCCAGAATGGTCGCCCCGGACTTGATGTTGCCGGGAATCACCTTTCCTTTCTCCGCTTCGGAAATCTGAACGGTGCCGCCGGAGGTGTAGCCTGCGGGAATGGTAACCGTTCCGTCCACCGCGGAAATGGTTCCGTCGGTCTTGCCGTTGTTCGGCATGGAACCGCCGATCAGACTTCCGTTGACGTATGCGTTTTCCCCGGTCAGAATATCGCCGGCCGCCGCAGTGGCGTCACTGGTTTCCACATAGCGGGCGCTGCCGCCTCCCTCCTGCAGGGGGAGCTTGACTTCTTCCACGCCCTCATACGGAACTTTGTTGATGATTACATTTTTCTTTGCCATGTTTCCGGTCTCCTTTTAAAAATTTTCGACCCCATCAACCGTTTTATATGGGGGTTGGATTTGTTAAGTCACGGTGATCTCGTCTCCGCTGTAGGTGATTTTCCCGTAGTCGCTGGGAATGGCTTCCACGATCACGCGGGATAGTGCCGCGTAGTTGGCGTCCGGCGTCACGATCTGCTGGACTCCGGACGGCACCACGGTTTTTTCCTGATAGACCCGCCCTTCTCCATCGGTGACGTTCAGAACCACGTCCTGAATGTCCATCACCATGGGCTTGAAGCAGGTCTCCGGCGTCAGTGTAGAGTGTTTGTTCGCCATCAGATCACCCCTTCCACGATGGCCTTCCGCACGTTCACATCCGGTCCGCGGAAGCCCACCACCTCCTGATGGGGCAATTTCATCCGCCCGCCGGTCTCAACGGGCCGATCCGGCAGCTTCAGGCTTTGCTCCTGAGAAAGGGAGAAATACCACTGCCCCTCTGCGTAGGTCAGCCCGCCGCCGGGGTAGAACTTTGCAATGCCGCCGATCTTCAGCACCAGGAGTTCCACCATCTGCGGCTCGATCACAACATCGTTCTGCCGCACCACGATGGGGATCAGATAGGAGTCTCCCTGCATCGCCATTGCTCTGTTCCCCCCTTCGGTTTAAAACTCTCAGCCGGTCCAGTCGGCCTTGGCCTCCCGCACGTCGATGTGCGTAAAGCCCTTTTTCGCATACACGCCCACGCCGCCCCAATCGGGCATCAGCTGTCTGGCGTAGGCCGCCACCTGCGCCGGGGTCTTGCCCCGCACCACAATGTCAGCCGCCGTGCCGTAGCAGTGCTGGCTGTCCGTCACGCCGCCCACTTTGGCGTTGTACTGAGGTGTCCGGTAGGCACTGTTGATGGTCACAGCCGCGCAAAAGTGACTGCGGAGGCTCTGGAGCACCATCACCAGCCGGGGCGCCACCAGTACGGCATCGGAGCCGTCCTTGCAGGCAAATTCTTTCACTTTAAAGTTTGTGGACAGCTTCTTATCGCCGTCCTTCGCCTTGGAATAGGCGTTGATCTCTACCATGGGTTTCTCTCCTTTCGGCTCACACGCGTCCCCGCTTTTCTTTTTCCAGACGAGGAAGAACGGGATCACCCGCCCGTCCCCGGTAAAGCCCTTGCCTGTCGAATCCATGAAGCAGGTAGACCCGCCGCCGTCCATCATAATGGCGTTGTCCCAGCCGGACGCGGCCAGCAGGTCCCGGAGCTGTTCCGGCGACCGCCGGTCCTTGCTCACATAGTAGGCAAACCGCCCGTTCTTGGTGCCGATGGCCGTTCGGGGCGCACGGTAGCGCATATCCGCTCCGCAGGTGACGGGGCTGATCTTTTTCCCGCCGATGATAAGGTGAACGCACTCCATGTAGTTCGCGTCCCCGTTGGGTACGGTTTTTACGCCGAAGTCCGCCGGGGTGTTCCAGCTGATGGCCCATGCCCGATAGTCCGGGGCCTTGTAAACCTTTCCGTCTGCCTTCAGGTGGCAGGCGGGCTGCTGGTTCCGTAGGAAAATGGAGCCGTTACAGATCGCGTCTCCGCCTGTCTCCGCCAGCATCTTCTTGAGATGGGTCTTGGTGGAGCGGAGACGTTTTCTGTTGAAATAAATCCGCACCCATTGGAGGTCCTGAAGCGTAACTGTCCCCGCTCTGGTCATTTTCTCAGGTTCTTGCGGCTGTAGCAGTAGCCGTGAGAATCGTAAGCCAGTTCCCAGTGGCCCACGGTGATGGTGGTGTCGGCGCGGCTCTCGTCCCGATCCATCACGGGGATGGCAGTGCCGTAGACTCCGCCGCCCAATGCCTTGTTGGAAAAGCGGATAGGCTTGCCGTCGCTGGCGGTTTTGTAGATGCCGTCCTTGCCGTCATCCTCGCCGGGGATGAAGCCCTCTTTCATCTCCTGCTCCGTCCAACCGGACACGCCGCCGTCGGGATTCAGGTGGAAGTTGGCACCGGCCTCCTTCAGGGCCTCGTTGATCTCATAAATGCTCTTGCCGTTCTTCTTGCCCTCGTTGATGATCTCTGCATATTTCTTTTCCATGATTTGTTCTCCTTTCGAATCAAAAAAATGGTTGTTGATTCTATCTATGCCCCCCCGTCCTCGCCCCTTCCCCTGGGGGGTTGGTTTCCAAAGGCGGGGGCCGCTGCCCCCGGCCTTTGTGCCAGAGGGGGTATGGGGGACGGTGGCGTCCCCCATGTTTCTGGTGGGGGTTTAAGGGGGAGGGGTCTTTGCGCCAAAGATTCCTTCCCCTTTCCCTGACATGGGAATGCCCCCCTGCGGGAACAGAGAGAATATCCCCTTGGCTTCCGCTGGGAACCCCAGCCCTTTGCGGAAGCAATTTTAATTACTCATCTGCTTCGCGATCTGATTGACCCCGGTGCTGGCCAGACCGCTTACAATGCCCACTGCCACGGCGGTGAGATAGTCCGTTGCGGGGAAGTCTGCCATAATCAGCATCCCCACCACGCCCAAAACGCCGCCGGATACGCCCACAATAATGGGAATCCACTTGTTCTCAATGGCGGTGGCCTTCACAGCCATGCCGATCAGGTAGCAGATCACCGTAATGACCGCCACGCTGGCAATGCCAAATCCGGAAATATCCATGTCTAATTCCTCCTTTTGCCTTTAGTCCTCTTCCGCTGCCTCCGCGCTGTTCAGCGCGTCCAGCACCGGGCGGAACATTCCCTTCCGCCGGGGGTCCTCCTTGGGTTCTTCGGCATAGCGGGCCTTGTTCTTCGCATTCAGCTTTTTCAGCAGCTCCCGGCTGTCAGTGCTGACCTCGCCCCGTTCCCATGCGTCATAGTAAGCCTTGGCCACCATCTCCTGATGCTCCGTGCAGAGATCATCGAAGATGTCCAGCAGTTTGTCCCCCATGGTCACGGCGCAGCGGAAGGCCGTCTCGTCCAGCACTTCACCCTTGCGGTACGCGCAGTGATACACCGCCCGCTCGTCATCCGTCATACCGGAGAGCACCACCAGCCAGCGCCGCTCAATGAGCCGTCTTGCCGTCTCATCATAGAACCGGCTCCACTCGCTCTTGGGCACCATCACGGTGCCGTTCTTTCCGGTCACGGTGCCGTACATCCCGTTGGGGCCGAATACAGCCAGATTGTCGTCCGCCACCGGGGCACACCAGCGGAGCGTCACCTTTTCAGTGTCCGCCATCACCTGCACCACTTGGGGTTTGACCTCCGCCATAGCCTTTGCAACGGCCTCCGCCGCCGCCTGTTTGGCGATCTCCGCTACCTCATCGGCTGTATAGAGCTTTTCGGGTTCCTTCTCCGCCGCAGGTGCTTTCTGCTCTGCCACGGGCGCAGCCTTTGTCTGTTCCCGCAAGGGCTGGTCGGCTGCTTCCAGCTCCTGGGCTTCGATCCCCGCCGCCACATCTGCGGCCGTCCGTTTCTCTTTTGCCATCTTTGTCCGCTCCTTTCAGATAAAAGATGCTGTGTTTTCCGTGGTGCTCTGCCCTCATGCAGGCTTTGCGCCATATCTGCGGGAGAGAGGGCTTCCTCCCTCCCGCTTGGGGTGCTTACGCGTTGATAACGGCCATTCTGCTGGCGAGGACCGGCACACAGTCGATGGACATGGACACAACAACGTCGATGCTCATGTCTGCGGTCTGGTCGGGGGTCAGCTCCAACTGAATGGGCGTCCCTTCCTCCATGCCGATATAGACGGGCTTGTAGCCGCCTGCGGGCACCAGCCAAATCTTGTCGGCGGGCACAATATCCACAACGGTGGTATTCTGGGTGCCGGGGACAATGGCCGTGTCAATGGGCATCAGGTTCATGCCCATGTACTCGCCCAGGAAGCCGTACCGTGCCCAATCCACGCCCAGCATGGTGGACAGGGCGGCGTCCAGATTCACGGTGGAGGCGTTCACCACACCGCTGGGCAGCGCCTTGGTCAGCGCGGAGGGACGGCCAAGGGCCATCACGTTCCGGTAGCGGGTCCCGTTCACCACGCTCACCCGCTCACCGGCAGTGACCCAGTTGGCGGAGGTGTTGGTAAAGGTCATGTTGGCGGGCACATAGGCGGTGTTGGCGGTCATCTTGGTCAGGGTGCTGATCCACAGCGCCGTGATCTTGGAGTACATACCGGCGGCCAGAGCGTTGAAGAACCGCCCCATGTCGGCATCGTTGCCCACCAGCTGATACCACTTCATGCTCACCCGTGCAGTGCGCAGACGGGGGTTCAGGGTCACGCTCTTGTTGTAGAGGGTGTTGGCGGGCTTGGAGCGGGAGGCTCCCCAGCTGTCATCCTCAAAGAGGAAGATGTCATTGGACATGATGTCCAGTTCCTTGGTCTGGCCAATGGGCACGGTGGTCATCTCAGCCAGCCAGCCCAGCCCGGAACTCATGACGGTGGGCAGCATGGGGGTCACGATCTCCGTGACGATACCGGCCAGAGTCTTGAGGTACAGGCTGTCGCTCATGAACTTACGCTGGTTGCGGCGGAACTCGTCCAGATCAGCGGGGGGAATCTCACCGCTCAGAGCGCACACCCGCTTGGCGCAGAAAAGCAGCAGGTTCTTCTGAAGGTTGCGGTTGGTCACGCTGTAGCTGTTCTGCCCCTCGCCGTCCGCCAGCATGGCGGTGAAATCGTCGGGCTGCTTGGTCATGACCCGCAGGGCACGCTCATCCCGGCCCAGACGCTCACGCATCAGCAGACGGCCGCAAGTCACGATGTCGGCCCGCTCACGTTCCGCGTTGCTGAACTCCTTGGCTGCGCTGTCATATACAGCGGGATTGATACTGTTCAGTTTGATTGCCATTGTTGTCACTCTCCTCTCGTTTCTCAGCCCGCTGCCGCGTCAACCTTGCAGGCCAGCACGTCCACGAACTCAAATGCGCTCTGTGCGCCCTCGGTAAAGGTGCCGCCGGTGGGCAGAACCTTGAAATACGGAGTCCCCACGTCGGTGGGAGCAGCGTTGGCGGGCACCAGCAGGCCGTTGGCAATGGTAAGGAACTTGTTGGCCCCCAAAGTGGTGGACAGGTTGCCGATGCCGAACCGGTAAATCTTGTTCCCGTCGAACACGATCTTGGTGAAGGTGACGGGATAGCCCTTGGGAGCGGGCAGGCCCAGCGTGTTGGCGCCCACCTTGTAGAGGTTGCCGGTGGCGGGGTCCTGAACCATGTTCACGTCATAGGGGTTGCAGGCGAAAATGCCGTCGCCCTCGCTCTTCACGGCGGCTCCGGTGGCCTTCATGTTCCAGCTGTTGCTGTTCTTGATGGTCACGGTGGATCCAGTGGGTCCAACGCCCACATAGCCCTCGCAGTCCATCAGCTCGTCCTTTACGCACAGGAAACCGGCGGAGCACAGCTCATCTTGCTTCTCGCCGTTCTGGAACTTGCCGGTGATGTTCAGCGTCTCGTCGAACACCCGGTTTGTCACTCTGGGCCAAAATGCGGTCTTTTCAATGTATGCCATTGTGATTCACTCTCCTCTCGTATCTCAGCCGTTCATGCGGGCAAGCATTTCCTCAATGCTGCCGCCCTCACCGCTGTTGGTCTTGGGGTTGTTCCATGCGAAGGAATGCTGCTTGGCGGCCATTTCCTTCTTGCGCTTCTCGGTCTGCGCCTTGCCGTGTGCGGCCATCAGGTCCAGCACGGCGCGGTCCGCGCCGCAGAACTTCCCGTCAGTCTCCATGGCGGCGAACTCCTCTGCCCGGTCACACAGGCCCTTGGCGGTCTCGGTCATGTCGGCGTCGCCTTCCACGGCGCAGGCCCGGATATCCTCCAGGGCGCCGTTCACGGCTTCCTTCACGGCCTCGACCCGGCGCTCATGCTCGGCGGCTTCCATGGTGCGGATCTTCTCCTCCGCTGCGTCCAGACGTGCCTGCAGTGCCTTCACGTCCTCCGCCTGCTGTCCCTTTGCGGCGCAGGCATAGTCCACGATGTCGCTTACCTCTACCGTGGCCTCCGCCCCTTCGCCAAAGGGGAAGGCTGCCGTGAGGTAAGCGGGCTTGATGCGGCTCTCCACCACGGCGCCGTTATCCTCCGCGTTAAAGGCGTAGGTATAAGCGCTGCCGGCAGAGTCCACGAGGCCAACGTGCATCCCGTCCTCGCTCAGCGCGACCACGCGGTAGCCCTTGAACTTTTCGGACATGGCCTCCATTGCCTTCTTGCTCATGATGTTCACTCCTTTTCTCTTGTTCGTTTCGTTGCTTCCCTTTCCGGGGTCCAGAGACGCCGCCCGCAGTTTTAATGTCTTAAACTCTTCCTGCATGGCACTCAGCGCCTTGATCCGCGCCCCCGGAATTGCCGGCGGCACATCGTCTCCCAACACGGTTACGCCAAGACCTGCCCAATCCGTAATGACCTCGGTCTTGCCCTCCATGTGGGATTTTTTCGTATCGGTCTCAGCGGAAACATCCATGCGCCCTGTCCGCACGATTTTTTCCACCAATTCCGGTGCGTAAAACTGGAATAACCGGCCCTTTGCCCTGATCCACTCGTTCCCGCCCTCTTCCACAATGGAAAAGTCCTTGGGATCGTCGGATAGGGTCCCTACGATGCGCTCCGCCGTTCCGTCCATGAACGTGTAGCCCTTCTCGCCGGTGTAGGGGTCCCGCACTTCTCTCATGTTGTGTCCGTCCCCCACCTTGCGGCCCACATAGGCACACAGAATGGGTTGGCCCACAAACGTCAGGTAGTGCTCCCGCATATTGCGGAAATCCCAATGATTCTCATTCAGCCCGGAGCGCATGACCCACAGCTCCACGCCGAACTCGTATTCACTGAGCCGCTGCATGACCCGCAGCTCGCCGGACATTTTTACGTGCTCCGGCGGGGTTCCTCTCGTCCGAAACGGCATGGTCACGCCTCCTCTTCGTCAAACAGCTTTTCCACCCAGTTGTCATAGCTGGTGGCGCTGCCGTCGGTCTTGTCATACATATGCCATGCGTAAAGCATGGTCTCGTAGCTTTTGCTGTTCTCCATCTGAAGGTTTTCAAATTCCCTTGCCAGCGGATACAACCCCACTTCTTCGCTGGCGCCCACGCAGTCCCGCAAGGCGTCCTCAATGTCCTCCAACAGCCGGATCACCTCTCCGAAAACGCCGTCCATGTCCTCCGGCCGCTCCCGGTATTCCGGGGTCTCCGGGTATTCCTGCATCAGGTGCCGCTGGTGGAGAATGTCTCCAATCACGTCAAACCGCTTGGGCTGTTCGTGGGCCAGACGGTGAATGGCGTCCGCCGTGTGTACCAGTCCAAACTCCACCAGAACCCACTCCTTCAGCGTGTCCAGCCCCCGTGCGGCGTTCTGGTATGCCGCCGTGGCCCGCCTCGCCGCATCCCGCAGCGGGGAAAAGCGGGGATTTTCGTAGTGGTAAATGTCCCGCAGCTTTGCCATGTGGTTTCCTCCTCTCGTGTTAAAAAAAGCGCTGCCCACGCCGGAATATCCGGCGTCAGCAACGCTTTGCTCCTCCCGCTCACCGCTTAGAGCGGGGTGCTCTGTTCACTTTTTCTTCGGCTATCCGCCGTAGGTGTCAATGTCCGCTTCCTGCCCCTCGCTGGTCACGGTACCGTCCCCCTTGGGTCTCCCGCCGGGGTTCAGATCGTGGGCCGCCTGGGGCGGCAGTCCGCTTTCAGACTGCTTGGCATTGTAGCTTGTCACCAGCGGCAAACGCTTATCCATGATGCCGCTTGCCTTGATGGCGTTGGAAATGCTCAGATCGTCCAGCAGGGAAAGATCGTTCATCGCCATGTAGATAATGGTCTGCGGCAGGATGCCGAGGGTCATGCCCTGCTTGGCCTCCTCCATCCGCTTTTCCTCTGTGGAGAGGGTCCCAAAGAGCGAGAACCGCCACGAATATTTCAGATTCAGCTTGTCCATAATGGCCGCCATCATCCGTTCGTAGCCCCGGTATACGCACTCCGCGAATTTTCCTTCGATTTGCAGGGAAATTTGTGCAATGCCTGCCTTGGGGTCCTCCGTGGTGGGTACGATGGCGGACAGCCCCGCCTTGTTCATGGCGTAGCTGTACCCGGCTGCGGAAATCTTGGTGGCGCTGGGTGCTTCTGCCAGTTGGTGCATTTTGATGTTTTCCACAGGGGCCGTGAACCAGCCGATCCCGCTGGTGTTGCTCTCTGACAGCATCTGATACCACAGGTACTCAAACAGCCGCCGTCCCGCGTCTGAAAGCCGGTAATCGTCCTCTGTGCTTGTAATTTCGGACTTATCCTTGTAGGGGATCTCGCCGGTAAACAGGGCGATCAGGGGGTTCTGCACCAGTTCCAGCTGGATCTGCTCGTACTGCGCCATCTGCACCAGAGAGAGATACAGACCCGCCAGCGGGGAAATGGCGTTCCGGGATACATCGTCTGCCTCAAAGGTAAAAATCTTGTCCACCGGCAGCGTCACCCAGTAGAACCACCGCCCGTTCTGGGAGTATACCTCCGGGTCTCCCGCCAAGCGGCCGCCGGTCTGTTTCCTCCGCTGTTCCAGCACGTTCAGGTCCACCCGGTCCCGCGCCGCGAAGATCACCCGCTTCCCCGTGCCCTCCGGTGCCCGCTCCGCCGATGCGTAGAAGTCATCCAGATAGGGCAGCAGCAGGTCTCCGAACTGTAACGGGTCCGTCCCCGGCTGCATAAAGTACATCAGGTTCATCGCCACCGTGTATTTCGACACGTTGTTGAACCCTACGATCTTTACCCAGTCGCTGGGGAGCTGTTGTAAAAAGGCGTGGTTTACCTTGTTGTGGGGCTTGTCCACGCTGATCCGGGGATAGTAGAAAACCTTTCCCTCCTGCAAGACCTGTCCCGCGATCTCATGGGCCGTGGCCTTGGGGTCCAGCGTTTTCCGCAGCTTGTCCAAAAGCTGCCATTCCCGCAGAAAGTCCTCCCGCTTCGCTTCTTCTTCTGTGGCGTACTCCGGGGCAATGTAGCTGTGGTAGGTCAGCATTTCCGTGTACACCTTCCGAGTGTGAAACAGGGGATACGCCGTCCATTCCAGCGCGTGGGCCACCTGCCGCAGACCCTGCTCGTTGCCGTCCGGTGCGGTGAGCATCTCCGCCACCTTGTCCTTGCTGTAATTCCCCGGCAGGGAGGAAATGGCCTTTACGCGGCGGTTCTGAATGTAGGGGTTATTCCGGGTGTAGGTGTTGCTGGCCGCCCGCATAAACGCGCTGCTTACGGCGTCCATGGGCAGATCGCCGTACTGTGCCGCCAGTTCCCGCAGCCTTCCGAATATCTTCGGGTACGAGGCGAATTGCACCGACCTCAATTCAGTTTGCAGGTCCATGCTCCCCGCCTCCCTTCATGCGTTCCCGCTCCTTCTGCAATTCCCATTCCAGCCGGTCCAGAGTGCTGACCCATTGCTTCTCCGCTTCTTCCGGCGTTACGCCCGCTTGGGTTGCCGCTTCTGCCAGGATCATGGTGTTGCAGTCCGCCAGCCACAGGCGGTCCCCGTCTGTCAGACGGTCCAGGTCTGCCCCGGTCACCTCCACTGCGCCCTCCGGCTTTTTCCGTCCGGTGAGATACAGCAGAATGTATCCTGCGCAGATCCGGTAAAACCGGGTTTCATACGCGATCTCTTCCGTTTTCCGGGTCCGCCCCATGGCGTACAGCCGGTATCGTTTCTTCCGTTGAGCCATTGTCAAAACCTCCGGCCTCCCCGCCGCGCCGTCACCAGCCGTCCGCTGCCTCCGGTGCTGATGGGCGGGGCCACTTTGTTTTCCTTGAACCGATCCAGCGCCGACGCCCAGTCACTCTTGTTTTTCCCGTGGATCTCCGTCAGCAGTTCCTCCCGCTCGATCAGCTGGGCCAGCCGCAGGGCATATTTCGTGGCGGACCAGCTATCGCGCTGGATGGCCTTGGAAATGCGCTTCTCGCTCATCCCCGCCCCGCTGGGTACCAGCTTCAGGTTCTGTATCTGGCCGGACAGCTCCCGGCACTTCTGGTAGGGCTGTGCGAACTGGTAGTCCCGGTCATCGTCCCGGATGCGGTGGGCGCGCTTATACGCCTCCACGCCCTCGTTGGCGTTCAGCGTCAGAAGTTCAACGTTGTGGTGCTCAAACTCCGTCTGTGCGTATTTCAGCATTTCAAAGTCCGGGTCTGTCACGCCGGTGCCGCCTGCCTTGATGGGGTAGATCACCGGGATGGCCCCCGGCAGCTCCGCCGCCGCATAGGCCGCGTGGTTCTTCACACACAGGGGCGGCAAGCCGTCTCCCAAGTCGGTCATCAAGTCCTCTAAAACGCCCCGGCCATACTGCCAAGAGTCAATGGCGATGTAGGTCTGGCTCCCGTCATAGCAGAACCGGTTCCAGATCGCTTTCAGCCGCCGTGCCTGCGCCTTGCTCTGGTCCGGCGGGGGCCAATCGTCAATGTAAACCAGTTGCTTCAAAAAGCGGTCCCGTTTCAGGTATTCCCGCTGCCGCGTCAGCTTTATCACCACGCAGGCGCATTTGGCGTTCTTTGCCGAATCCTCGTAGGAAACGTCATAGCCCACGATGTAAATAACTTCCTCCGGGTCCAGCTTGGGGTGTGGGTCCTTGCAGCAGTGCTCCGTCTCCATCACCAGAACCCGCTGGGAATCCGTCAGCACCTCGTCGGAAAGCACGGGGAACTCGTCCGCGCCGGTGTACCGGCTCTCCATCTCCCTCATCCACTTTTCCGCAGACAGTTTTTTCCGCTGTTTCAGTACCCATGAGTATGGGCGGATCTGCTGAAGTACAACGCATTCCCAAGAAATATCCATAGCAAACGCGCTCTCACCGGCAGCCATGGCCTTCATGGCGTCGCACCGGGCCTGAAACGCCGGGTTCTGCTTGCGTCCAGCGCTGGTGATGGAGTGATCCTTGTACGCGACAAAATTCGGGTCCGCTTCTCCGTTGATGTTGTGCAACAGACGCACCGCTGGCATCACGATCGTCCCGTATGCCTCGTGGTCAAAGGGTTCTCCATCCTCTTGGGCAAATTCCTCCGCCGTAACCGCGTGTATGTTGTCACCGCGCATGGCAGAGATATAAAAGGCGCTTCCGCAGTCCGTCTCGATCTTGAAATCGTCCTTGCTCTCCGCCGTGACCCTCCAATGTGCTGCCAGCGTCGGAAAGTCTTTTTCGATTTGGCGAAACGTTTTGCTGCCGATGCTGGCCATCTGCTTGTAGCTTGGGCCAAAATATGCAACCTGTGTGGCCGGCCATACAACACCGTTCACCATCTCGTATTTCATCTTGGAATAGGTTTTTGTAATGCCTCTGGTTCCCGTAAAGGCCACGCTGGATTTTCTTGCGTACACCCGCTCCATAACCCTTTGCAAAATCTCGTCTCGCGCGTAGTCCGCGTTCTCCCCACGGCAGATATCTAACAACTTGTCCGGATACCACCGAAATGTCCAGATCAGAAAGGCCCACCACGCATCCTCATAGTCCGTGTAGTCCCGCTCCGCCGTAGGCTTCACGCTGACCCAGCCCTGTGAACTTGTCCATGCCTTTCCAGCCCGCCGTGCCATGGCTCCTCCTTACCGCTTTTTCTTAGCCGGAGGCATCTTCACCAGTCCGAGCTGCTGGTATGCCTCCTTTTCCTGCTCGTTGGGTTCCTCCGCAAACTCGCCCAAATCGTCCCGCAGCCGCATCTCCGGCGGCAGGGTGGTCAGCTCAGGCCGCCCCTCGTTCTGTCGCATCCGGTTTTCGTTAATTAAAATCATTTGCTCCGCCGCGTCCATGGTGTAGGGGTATTTGCAGGAGCGCCCAAACAAAATGCGGAACATTTCGTCCGGGTCGCATTGCTTCCCGTTTTTCAAAAGCCCCTTCTTTTCCAGTGCTTCCACCAGACTGTCGATCCGCAGATCGTCAATCGGCTTCGCGTCCTTTTTTCGCAGCCCTTCGCTGGACAGGTTATCCTGAACCATCTTGTTCAGTTTGGCCGCCTTGTCATATTGGCCGATGGCCCGCATCTTATCCCGGTCCAGCGTCATCTTCGCGCAGTCCCGCAGAATAAACTCCTGCTTCACGCTCACGCCGCCCGCCGCCATCAGATCGCTGGCCAGCGCCTCATAAATGCGATCCAGTTCGTCATAGTCCTCAGAGGTGTAGGGGTTCTTTGCGGAGTTCTCGCCCCAGTTCTTCCTCTGCTGTGCCGTCCCCACCTTCCGGTTCCGGGCGGATTTCTCATTGCCCACCGCTTTGGTAAACTCCCCGGCGGTCAGCCCCTCGCCAAAAATCTTGGTAATGTCCGTCAGCCCGTCCAGAAAGCCAAGAGGTTCTCCCCGCCGCGTGTCCAGCTTTTTCAGCCGCAGGTTGTCCAGATAGGCGACCCACTTCTCGCCCACGTCCGGCTCCTTTGGCACCGCCAGCATATCAAATGGCCTGTCAAATTCAATGCAGCAGTAAAAAAGGGCAAGGCTGTCGCTGGTGGCACGGGCAATGGCGTCATAGCGTTCCTGCTGTGCAGTCAGTTCCGCCGTATCCATCGGTTCCAGTTCCATTCGCGGCCTCCTTCCCCTTGAAAAAAACAGAGAGTGAAAAGAATTTATTTCTTCTCACTCTCTATTATTTCACAAGGTTTTCCCAATTTGGTAAACTTTAGTAGCCACTTGAAAATTTTTTTATTCCGGCTCCAAGCCAAGGATGTAATCCACACTCACGCCGTAAAAATCCGCCAGCGTGATCAGGGCCGATGCCTTCGGTTCCTTCATGCCGCTTTCGTAAAAGCCTACCATACCGTGGCTCATACCGCAGTATTCGGATACCCGGCGGCTGCTCACGCCTCTGGCCCGCCGCAATTCCCGCAGCCGTACCGCGTAGACCGGCAGTTCCCGGCGGTCCTCAGTCCTCTCCATCGTCCCCCTCCCCTTCCAGCAGCTCGCAGATCCGTTTGGTGCGCTTTTCAATGCGGTCCATCTTCCAAAGCAAAGGAAACAGTACCAGCACCGTGCAGGAGTATACCGTCATGGCGATATCCCCTCTGCCCGCCTCATAGATCGCAACGCCCACCATTACAAGCAGGATCACAAAATTCAAAATCGTTTCCACCATATCAGTTCCCCTCTCTCAGACTGCCCGGACCTCTCCGGGCAAAAAGTTTTCCGTCACGTCCCCGCCAAGGGTTTTGGTCGTCACGGTGATAAACCGTCCCTTTGGGTGTACCCATGTCACCCGCCCCGTCCGCATCGGGCACAGCTCCACGCTTGACCGCTCACTTTTCGCCCGCTCCACCGGCAGCGTCTTGAACTTCGCCTCTACCGTCTGTCCGATCTTCATTTCCGTCCTCCATACGTCACTTTTTTCAAATCTTTGTACCGTTCAGCGTGTGGAATCAGCTCCGCCTTATCCCGGATGATCTCTTTCAGCACCCGGTCCATGTGCTCCTGGCACACGTCCGCCGCCGGGTTTTTGTAGTCCAGCGCCGGCCTGTATTCTTTTCTCACTTCTGCCCATGCTTCGGTGAGCCTCATAATGCGGTCATATCCCCAGCCCTCCGACTGGTGGATCGCGATTTGCAGTGTATCAATGTCATACTGCGAGGTTATAACTATCGTTGCCTGAAGCAGCCGGTTGGTCTCGTTCTCCCACCGTTGCAAGTATCCAGATTGTTTGGCCATCTTACTTCCCCCTTAACAAGTGCAGTTTCAGCCACAGTGGAATGTCGGCGGTTAAAATGCTTTTGAAATAAAACACGATAAACGCAATGCAAGCGGCTATGACCATCGTCCAAAAGACTATAATCAGCCAGTCTTTCAGTTTCATTCAGCACCTCCGTCATTTCTCTCGCCGTAGCTGCAATAATCGTCCGGATGTTCACGGTCGAGATGGACTTCACACCATCCCGTTTTTGGTTTGTTGTATGACCGACAATTTTTGCATCGCGTCACGATCACGGCATCCACGGTGGGGACGCTATCGACCAGATCAAGGATTGTATCCTCATCGACGGAAGATAGAGACGCATCCATAAGGGCCAGAATAAATTTATCAGCATCAATCGTCCTCATGGTCAGCACCTCCAAATTCCGCCTAGTACTGCTCCGGCGTGATAATCTCAATGTCCTTTGCGGAATAACCCAAGGTGTCGAGGCATATCAGCTTCGCCAGTTTGTCTTTGTCAATAGACGCCGCAGCATCCTCATAGGATACGCCGGGTTTTGCCTCAAAGCTGATTTGAGCGCCAAACGCCCCAGCCACGCTAAAGCAGATTTTATATTCAGCCATCCCGCTTCGCCTCCTCCGTCTCAAAGAAAAACACGATGGGCTTTTCGTTTTCGATGATGTTGCCGTAGGCTACACCAACCTTGTAAATGTAGTTGCCGCGCAGTTTGCGAGGAATTTCTGCGATGTACGTCCGAAACAACTCTAACGGATTGGCTCGCTTGTAGTGGTTGCACATCCGGCAAGAGGGCATGAGATTGGACAGGTCATCTGTCCCCTGTGCGAAATACCCGTTTTTCGGGATAAAATGGTCTACCTGCATATCGCAGAGCTTAATTTTTCTTCCGCAGTAAGCGCACCTCCCACCGTATTTTTGCCATACGGTCTCGCGCATCTTTTTACTAATTGCCATCCTTCATCGCCTCCAATGCACGCTCCGCCTGCTCGTGTGTTAAGAAAATTGTTTTCCCTATGGAACTTTCTACGTATGAGCAGAACGGGGTTGTATCAATGTCCCACCGTCCCTGTATTGCGAGGTATCTCATGTTTCTGACTTTGTGCTCTAAGATTTCTCCGGCGAACACTCTGAATAACGTGTCCCCTACCTTGCACGGACGCACCACCACGCGTCCGTCTCTGTCGGCCTTGGCCAGCTGGCGGAACCTGTCCAGTGCCTCACTTGCTTTTTGGTCTCCGATCAAATCCTGAAGAAACACCACATAAGATTGAAACGCTTCCGGCGTCATGCCCGTGTCTAAATACTGACGCAGCAGCGGGCAGTGCGCCGCCTGGACCGCCGTGCAGAACCCGCCGACCGCAGTACAGTTCCCGTTATCCTCATGCCTAAAGTGGCAACGCAGGCAATTAACATTAGCCATCCTCATTCCCTCCATTTTTCGCTTCACTCGGTAGCATAGTTTTCCGCGCCGTTCACAGACTGCGTAATTTGTGTGGTACTTCCCGCCGTGCCGGTCGCTTCGGCGGCGCGCCACCTGAACATACGCATACTTGTTCAGTTTGTGCAGACCAATGCGGCAAAAAAGAGGCTTTTTCATAGATTTACCTCCGGCAGCTTCGGCAGTTGTCTCGGCTCAAAGCGCCACTTTCTGGCGTCATCGCCGATTTTCTGATAAAGCCGTGCTACGGCCAGCATAGGGGTATCTTCGCTGATTTCAAACTGGAAACAGTGCGACATAGTATTCCAGATCCCCCACTTGATCCCGGAAATTCCGCGCTGATATGTCTCACGTCTCATGGTGCATCTCCCTCCACCGGCATCCGTTACAGGCCCCCTCAAAGGCCAGCGTGTAGCTTCCGCATTTCAGGCACAGTTCGTTCCGCAGTGCGTCAATCTCTTTCGCCTGCGCTTCAATCCGGTCAGCGGCTTCGGTCAGATCGTCGCCCAGTGTGATCGGCGTTTCCCACTCATTTTCTCGCGCCCATTCTGCGTGCTCACGTAGCGCATTTACGAGGTCTTGATCGTTCATAGTCTGCATATCCCTTTCATTCATTCCTCGAACCCTCCCAGCACTTCCTGCCCCGGCAGAACGCCGTCCTCCATCCACCAATGGAATACATCCACGCCAGATTGCCACTGGCACGGCAGACTTCTCTTCCTCCGTTCTTCCAGCATCCGATCAAAGGCCCGAATATACGCCGCCTTGATTCTCGGATAGCGAGCGAACTCCATAGTCCTTGCTTTTGATGCCATAGGACAGCCTACGCAGCCGACCCGGTGGAAGCCCTCGCAGTACAGCGGGTTCATGGGGATTTTTTCAATAGCAGTAGCATAATCCAGTACCTCATTGTCCTTCCAGTCGATGATGGGGTTCACCACCCGCTTCCCCTTTAGTTGGCACGTTTCAAATAATCGGCGATCCTCGTCATTATCGTTTGATAGGATCAATTTGCTTTGTAGCTTAGACGTTAATACCTCTAAACCGCCGCGGCGTTTCCTGGCCGTGGATTCCGCCCAGCGAACACCCGTAGCGATAAACCGATCCTTGCCTCCTCCCTCTTTAAGGACGGCGCAACAGTACCGCATCAGGCGTGTGGGCGGCATCAGCTTCCGGGGGATCAGGTTCCACATGGTCACGCGGCTCCCGTCCGGCTGAACGTGCTTATCTACGGTACACTTCACGCCCTTTTCCTCCAACCGGCGGAACGTATCGTACACATGGCGCACCGTCTCCGGCGCGTCTGCCGTGGTGAGGGAGTGTAGGGCTTCAAACGGGATGCCGCTGACCTGCGCCAGATGCAGCAGCACATCGCTGTCCTTCCCGCCGGAGTAGGTGATCACCAGCGGCTTCTCAAAAAGCCGCAGGCTCATATCCGATGCCGCTTTCAGCCGCTCGATTGCGGTCTGCTCCAAATCGCTCATTCCTCCACCTCCGCAAGCCAGAATGCCTTTCGGCACTCAGAGCATTTACGTCCTTCGCACTCTTTCCGCATTTTTTTGTAAACGTTGCAAGGGTCCAAAGTCAGACAGCCATCCGTTTCGCCAACATCTGCTCCCGGAAACAGCTTCAAAAACACGCTCTGGCGGGTTTTGCGGGGATGGGCGGCAACCCATTCCTCGAGAAAATTTACCTGTTCATCGGCATCAGCACCACCGTTCAAATTGAACATACACCCTGGGTTTCCGTTGGCTGGGCAATCTTTGCATATATCATGTGTCCCGCACAATCTTTCGCGCTCCTCGATAAACTTCACAGCATCCATCATTTTTCCTCCCCTTCCTCGTCCAATTCGTTAAAATACTGGCTCCCGCAGTAGGGGCAGCCAACCTTCCGGAACCGCTCAAAAAAGCAGTCCGGGCGCGGCTCCGAACCGTCTAAGATCAGCGGGGCTTCAAAATCTGCGCCGCAGGTTTCACAGTGATACATGGTGTTTTCCTTTCTCCGGGCGGTAAACATCTCCCCGGTCCCACGCCTTCGTGGCGCAGTTCAGACCGTGATATGGTCTGGTCCGCGCCCCGCAGGAGGTGCACGCCACGATGTAGTCAAAGGGCGGTGCCGCATCCTCGACCCGCTCCCCGCTGTCCAGTCCGCAGAGAGGGCAGGGGGGGCAGCTTTTTCTTCCACCCTGCTCTCCGGTTCTCCCTGTTCACGGCGTTCCACCTCCCAGTAGGACCTTTGCCAAAAGAACCGCCAGCAGCAGTAAAAAGCAAATTCCGCCAATCAGGGCGGAGGTGTCCGCCCGCTCCCGCCGCCGCTGCTCTCTGGTTTTGCGGTTTTTCTCCGCCCGCCGCCGTTCCATCTCCCAATAGGCTTCCTGTTCCCAGTAATCGTTGCTGTGCTTCATGTCCCGCTCCTTTCGTTTCCGCATGGGAACAAAAACCGCCCCATGTCTCCCGGTTCCTCTAACGTGCCGAACCGCCGTTTGGTCACGGCGATGGGGAACTCCTCGATCTCGCTGGCCCATAGGCACGTTCCGCGTCCGTTCAACTGCTCCCAGATCAGTGGAAAACCGCCTATTCCATCGAATAAACTTGCCATAGTCGCATTTCGCTCGTAGTTGCCGCACAGCCGTTTCAACAGCCATTTCCACGGCGGCAGGGCGATGGAGTTGCCCAACGCCTTATACCGAGGGCTGTCCGCATCTTTGTGACGCTTTCCCTTGCTGTCCGTCCACTCGCCCAAGTCGGTCCAGTGGTCAGGGAATCCCTGAAGCCGCTCGCACTCCAGCGGGGTCAGACGGCGAACCACCATGTTTTGGCGGACCGTATTGTTCAGGTTCAGGCTTTGGCCTTCGCTTTCCTTTGCCTGCAAGGTTCCGTTGATCTCCCCGCCCTCGGTGAAATTTCGGCAATCTACGCTTGCGACATGCGCGGCCATATCTGTTCGGTATGGGTCATTGGCTTTTGCTCTTAATGCTGGGGAAATTTCGCTTGATACCACCAGCATATCGTTGTAAGCGTCCTGCCCGTTATAGCTCCCTGCGTGTGCTCCGGGCGATAAAGTTCCGGTTGTTTTCTGGTACGTCAGCGGAATCTGATTGCCGCCGGTTCCCATACGGGCTTGCAGACTGGGCGCTACCTCGCCGCAGTCCCGGATGACGTCGCAGGCGTGGCTCATATCAAGCACGGCACACGGTACATGGGCATTGGCGTTCAGCGTGTGACATGGTTTCCCGAAGTCAGGAATACTCCCATTCTGCTTGCTGGTGATCTGCGTAGTATCAAACGTCATGACCGCTGGCTGGTGCCCATGCTCCTGTGCTCTCAGCGTACCGGCAACATCATGGCTCACACCCATCACATTCCCGCCCTGATCGTTCAGGCACATCACCGCCGGTTTGTTCCCCCCGCACTCTGCGTTCAGCGTGGGGGCCTGTTCCTCAGCGTATCCGATGCTCCGGGCCTGTTCACTGTTCCCCAGCTTAAACCCGGCGCACACAACCGGCTGGTTGTTCCCGCTCATGCCTGCGGAAGCGGTCAAGGTCGGGGCACGGTCATCGTTTCGTACCTCGGCCCCGCCTTGCTGTGTCGCCATGCAGAAAATCGTCTGGTCATTCCCTGCCTTAATCGTCCCGCTTTTCTCCGTCTGGACTAAGGCTCCTTTTCCGCCTCCGTCGCATCCTCCCCGGATTCGGACTGCGTAAGAAGCACCGCTTTCAGAATCCCCGGCAGGGCCTTCCCCCGCCGCTCCGCTCTCCGCAGGATACCCTGACATGCTTTGCTGCTCAAACGATATTTCCCATGCGGTGTCGCCTCCAAAATCTGCGACAAGCGCGATTCTACGGCGACGTTGGGGGACTCCCCAGTGTTGCGCGTCGAGCACTCGCCACGCAACGCTCCATCGTCCTCCCATTTCATCGTGGTACCCCCCCCAGGTATTCCAACCTTTTTCAGGCACTTCAATATCGGGGGCTTCCGGTTCTGCGACCCGGATGGCTTCTTCGAGGACGGCTGCGAAGTCTTTTCCGCCGTTGCTTGAGAATGCTCCGGGGACATTTTCCCAGACCATATACCGAGGTCGCACAAACTCACCTGTTCGCCCCATTCTTCTGTCACGGTCTCTCATCTCCTTGATAATCCGTATTTGCTCCATATACAGGCCGGAACGCGCCCCGGCAAGTCCTGCCCTCTTTCCGGCAATGGAAAGATCCTGTCTAACAAGGTGAACCACCTATCACACAATCCACGGGTTCTACTTCATTTCCGTGAATTTTTGTGACATCTCCATAATGCTTCACCTAAATCACCCCCTCTTGCATTTTCAAATAATCGTCTCGTTTTCTTTCTCTCCGCAGTTTTCGTTTGCACCGACTTAGAAAATCCGCGTCCATGTGCATCTCCCGGCAAATATCCGCCGGGTCTGTCCGTGCTTCCAGCAGTTCCCGCAGCTTCTGCATTTCCGCTTCCCGCAGAAGGGGCGGCCGCCCGCCGCGGCTGGTAGTCCGACCTCCGCCCGCGCAGTTCACGCATTCCGCATAGGGGCAGTGGTTCAGGCAGTAGTCGATCTGGCTCTGCCGGTCATGGGTGCATATCTCGATCCGGTCTTTCCCGTCCGCGCTGTCCCATGGCAGCACAGCCCGCACGATCACAGTTACGGTCTCCACCGGGCATATCTCCTTTCCGTTCATACCTCCCGCACAGTGATGTGCTTCATATCCTGCATCATTTTCACCTTCATGCGGTAGGTCTTGTCTTTTTTCGTGGAGGGGCCTTTCACATCCTCCACAACCAGATGCCATGTTCCGTCCTTCCCCCGCTCCTCGTAGGAGAAGTCAGCCCGATACGTCACGGCGCGGCTTCGGTCGCCGTTAGCCGTGATGTAGCTTTCCTTCAGCGTAAATTGGGGTTGCAGCCGCAGGTCCCGGATAGCCCCGGCCTTGCTGAGCAGTACCAGTTCGTCATACCGTGCCGCCTCCTTGCGGCTGTCAAAGGTGTGCTCCGTTCCGTTGGGCAGGGTCCGGTCGGTGGGGTGGTTGTGGTGCTTGCGCTTACCCTCCGCCGCCGCTTCCGCCTTCCCCTTCTCCTCCGTCACGAACCGGGCCATTACCCTTGCCGTCCGATCAATTTGCTGTGCCTGCATCTGCTGCTGTACCTGCTTTCGGTAGCGCTCCGGCAGACTGTTCAGGTCCTCCAAACAAACGCTCATCGCTTTTCCTCCTGATACTTCGGGCAGTCCAAAACCTGCACCCGCTCCACCACTCCGTCCCGCTCCATGCGGGATCTCCGGCGCACGGTCCAGCCGGGAACGTCCTCAAAGCGGACCTTTCCGCTTTTTTCGTCCACCCGGCTCCATTCACATTGCCCATAGGCCAGCTTGCAGGACCAGCACTTGTGCAGACTGTTGGAGGGGTCCTCCTTCTCCGCCTTCGTGCTGTATCTCCGCATACAGCTTGCCAGCGTAAAATTACCTGCCATCCCCATCGGCCTTTCCCCGGAGATAGGCCATCACCTCATCCCGGCTGCGCCGCTGGGGCCGTACCGCGTCCTTGAACCATTCCGGCGGCTTCACCGCCTCGGCTTCCGGTTTCGCTTCCGGCGCCGGCAGTGCCTTCTTCTCAGGCGGTGACAGTTTCTCCGGCTCCGGCCCGGTGCCGATGCGCTGTACCAGCGCCCGAACCTCCGCAGGCAGGGCGTTGATCTCCCGTTCCCGTGCGGAAATGGTCCGGTAGCTGCGCTGAAAGTTGCTGGACACTACGCTGTGCACCGTCTCCGTGTCCATCCGCGCCCACTCCCGCAACGTGTTGGGACTGCCCACGATCCGCTGTACCACCGGCGGGAACTTCTCAAATTCCTCCTCCGCGCCGTACAGCCCGTTGCGGATGGCCCTTGCCACCAGCCCCCATGCCTCGGCCTCCGTCATTTCCGGTTTTGCCGTCAGCAGGCGAAGTTTGGCCTTTACCTGTCCGATGGTGGGCGGGAAGCCCTTTTCGTCGCTTTCGATCACGCTTTTCACCGCCGCCGCCACCAGCGCCACCTCGTCATGGGCAAACATATCCGCCCACAGTTTGATGGCGTTGCGCATATCCGACCCGGTGGTGCTGCTGTAAAACCGGGGATAGGCCGCCGTCAGAATGTCCATGATGATGCCTGTCTCCTGTCTGGTCATGTTGTGCGGCCCTCCTCCGCGTCCATCTCCGCCGCCAGCTCCGTCCAGCTTTTCCGGGGCTTGTCCGTCCGGGCTACCGCCGGGGCGGGCTTTCCTTTTCCGCCGTCCCGGCCTTCCCATGTGAGGAACTTCTGCTTCCAGTTCTTCACCGGGTTCCCCTTACTGTCCCTCCACGAGCGGCCCTGTGCGTCCGGGGTGTTGAAATACTCAAAGAACCGCCGGGGGTCCACCGTGCTCTGCCGGGACGCGGCGTAGGCTTCCACCTCTTCCAGCGTGGGCGGTACGAATTTCACCGCCGTCCGCTTTCCGCTCTCCGGTGCCTTTGGCTCACTGGGGGCACTGCCCCCTATATCTTCTGAACGTAGTGAAGAAGATATATCTTCTATATCTATCTCTTTCTCTATCTCTTTCTCTCCGTAACGATGTTCGCACAATGTTCGCACATCGTTCGAACATTGTGACGATTCTCCCAACTTTGCTCTTGCTCTGGACTCCCTCATCCGCTTCGCGGAGGACCCTTCGCTCCCAACGTTTTTCACCGCATACGGGAAGAAAAACGTGACGTCATCCGAGGTCTCCGCCAAACCGCAGGAAAGAAGGTAGTTGATCGTCACCTCCACGTTGGCCGGTTCCTCATCCAGTTCCAACGCCAGCTCATCGGCAAAGTTATCGTCGAGACCTGACCACTGCAAAATTCCATCGTGCTTCATGGCAATGAGCTGCATTTTCAGGTAAATGATGAGGTATGTATCCCCACCTGCCAGCTTGCGGAGTTTTTTGATCCGCTTGGACGTAAAGAAGTCATCATAGAGCCGCAGCCAGAAATACCGGTTTTCTTTCGCCATAGGTCAATTCCCCCTAAATCTGCGGCACATAATCGTAGGGTTCGTCCTCTTCGGGCTGTTCCCACGGCAAAACGGCATCCTCCTGGCTGTCAAGGAATCCCGCCTGACTGCCGCTGTGTTCCATAGGCTCCGCCGGTTCAGGAGAGCGCGGCTTCTCACTTCCTGCCGCAAGCAGCTCCAGCACCGCCCCCATCACCGCCTGGGGAGCAACAAACTCCGCATGAAGCTCGCTCCACTCCTTCTGTTCCCCGTCACGGGTGGTATAGCTCCGGGTTTTCCACACGCCGCACACCAGAACGGCATCCCCTTTTTCAAGGCACGCCGCCATGCGGGTCACGTCATCGTCCCCCACGGCGGACACGTTCATGAACTCGCCCTTGGCGTACTTCATGCCAAATTCAGCCTTCGGCGTCCCCTTGGCTGTGGTTCCGGTCTTGACCTCGCGGGTCACGGTGCCGGCACACATCATGTACCGGCTCCCGTCCTCCTCCCGCGTCTTAATGGAGATCAGCATGGTCCCTCACCTCATTCCCCAAAGAAGGTGGCCGCATAGTCCATGCCCTCGTCCTGCGCCTTCTGAGGGGACTCTGCGGTCTTTTCAGACTTGGGGGGCATAATCATACCGGCGTCACCCTCCACGGTCTCCTGATGGGCTTCCACAGCCGCAGGCGCGGTCTCTACCACCTCTCCGGTAGATGCCACCGTGCGCTCCGGCATGGGCATATCCGGAATCATGCCCTCGTCCTCGGCGCTGGCTTCCTCCATGAGCTGGACCTTGACCTCCGGGGACAGGGGCGCGTAGCCGCTGTTCAGCAACTGCCGCAGAATCGTCTTGCGGCACATCCGGTCCTGCCCGCCGTTGGGATCGTACCAGGGGGAACCGTTCAGCAGCTTTTCCACGTCCTTGGGGTTCATCTCCCCGCTCTGCATGGCCTTGAACTTCTCATAGCTGAACGCCTTGGAGTACCGGTCCGCATGGCACAGGAGCCGGTCCATGGGCCAGTATTCAAAACGGAAGGTCCCGTCCTTCAGCTCGTAGTAGCCGTAGTAGCCGATAATAGGCTTGCTCTGTCGCTCCTCGTCGCTCTCATACTTGGCAAGGTTCACGATGGGCTTACCGGTCCGGCGGCTCCGCCCCTCGATCTCGCCCTCACGAATGTCCGTGCAGTCGATGTCGGCATAGAACCCGGTGGACATGGCAAGCTGGATGTAGCCCTTGTAGCCCAGAATGTACGTTGCGGTAGTCCCGTAGGGCACCACATAGTAGCCATGGCCGAAGATCAGGCCCATGCCCTCACCCCGGAGCGCCGCCGCCACAATGGTGCTGGGTTCGCAGGCTCTCAGCTGTTCGCTGGCATTCACGGCGGAGATCAGGGTGGAGGTCAGCCGCGCCGCCGCCTTGTCGCTCCGCAGAGCGCTCTGAATCATCTTCTGCATACTGGGGGCCGCGATGGCCATGGAAAACGTGGGCTTGTCCCGCTGGGTCTGGGCCGCAAAGCTGTTGGTTGCCTTCATGTCAAAATTCCTCCCTTATTCAGTCCGCGCGGCCAAAGGCAATGCCGTTGGCCAGCATATAATCCCGCAGTCCGTTCAGCTGCTCCACCGTGCCTGTCACCCGGAACGAAAGCGTAATGAGGGACGGTTCCATTGCGGCTTTCACCGCTGCCTTTACTGGCTCTGAGACGACTGGACTTGTCTGAATGGTTCTCGCCGCCTCCACAACGGCCTGCAACCGCTCCGCTCTGGCGGCTTCCTCCGCCGCCCGCGCAGCCTCGGCCTGCTGTCTGCGCTGTTCCTGTTCCGCCTTCCGCTGTTCCTCAATCTCCTTCACCCGCTTAAGCGCCTGATCCTTTTTCAGCACCGTGGGCAGATCGTGACACTGCTTGTACTCTTCCAGCAGCGTGGTCTCGAACTCGCTGTTCAGCCCGCGGATGGCGGCAATACTGCTGTCACACTTGCTGATCGCCACCAGAATGTCCTTGTGGGCCTGTTCCTCGGAATAGGTGGCGTTGCCCCACCGCTTGTCCAGAACCGCTTCCCACGGGAGAAATTCCGAAAGCTCTCCGATGCGCTCATCAAAAAAAGTCCGGATAGCGGCCAGCTTCTCCGTGCGGTGCCGTTCGTCAAAGGCTTTGATCTGACCGTCCAGATTGGCGGCAGATTCGTCGCACAGGGCCGTCAGTGCCTTGCACTTTTCCTCAAAGGGGGCGTAGCTTGCCAGCGCCGCCGCCTTGGCCATCTTCCGGCACTCGTCGATGCGTCCCGCCACGGAGCGGATGTTGGCCCGGTACTTCTTTGCTGCGCCGATAGCCTCCTCCGTCACCACCATGCCCCGGTATGGAGCCAGATTCTCTTCCAGCCACGCCTGACACTCTTCAAAGTTGGCGGAAATGTTAAACTCCTTCAGCGGAGTAAGATCCGTGGTAATGGCAAATTCCATTGCGCTGCTCATGCGTCTGCGTCCTCCTTTTCCCCGGTGTCATAGGCCGTGATCTCCTTCAGCAGCGGCATGATCCGCTCATCCACACGGCTCTCCGGCACGTTGATCTCCACCACCATGGCCCGCTTGTCTCCACCCTTGGTGGGGGCCATCACCTTGTCCCCCACCGTCAGCGGCATCGCCGTCCGGTAGGTAAATGCGTTCCCCGCGTATGCCTTGTGCAGGGGCTTATAATAGCGAATGTTTACCAGCATCATGCGTCCTCCCCGTCCGTCTTATCGGCATCCTCCGCCTCCACAGCGGCAATGGCCTTCGCAACAAGTTTCAGCTCGGGATGCGCCTGGAGAATCCGATCAATCTCCTCCTGCGCCCTCCACAACAGCCTGCCCACAAGAATGGGATCTCCGTGGATGGAGGTGAGTACATGCGTATCCTCCTCATTTGCCGCAATGCAGGTAAACGCCGCAGAGTCCCTGTCCATCACAACCTCCCCGGATTCCACGCTTTTCACCGTAATGTGAAACATGTTCTTTTCCATATAAATTCTCCTTTTCATGTTTAAATTTTTCGGAGTTGTGCGCCTTACAAAATCAAAGTCTGAGCGGGCATCGTCCCCGCCTCCACATGGTCCCAAAAGGCCTCCGCCTTTTGCAGCATATCTTGGATGCTTGCCTCGCAGTCGCTCCGCTCAAAGCGGTAGGCTCTCAACGAACCGTCCCCTTCCGCGTTCAGAAGAAGCGCCCAGACGACCGCAAAGGAAAACTCGCCGCAAAACATCTGTTCAATGATCTGTGCGAAATAGGTCTGCGGGATCTGGTAATTCCACTTCTCCCAATCCGCACGGCTCAGACACGTTGCCGTCTTGCTCTCATAAATGCCCTTGCGCCCCGTTTCCCGTTCCACCAGCTCACCGTCCGGTGTACAGGACAAAAAGCTGTATCGCCCCACCGGTCGCAAGATCGTAAACGGTTCAAACGTCAATTCATACTCCGGGTGCATCAGCCGAAACATCTCACGAAGCGGCGCCTCCGCCTCATTTCCGAATTGGACACGCTGGCTGTCGCTTATGTCTGGGGCCTTCACTCCCCCTGTTTTCTCCCGCCAAAGCTGAATGGGCGTCTTGAACTTGGAAACGCCCAGCACGGCCCCAATATCGCTTGCTCCAAGGCCATGCGAACGGCCCGCAAGCCATTCCTCCCGGTTCTGATAGGTTGTTCTGGTGATCACGGTGCCTTGCCTCCTTTAATCGGTGCGAAAACTGCCCGCTCAGGTGTCCAGCCGCTATGTAGCCGGTCATAGATGGTTCTGGCTAAAATCCCAGAAATCCTCGACCATTCCGCAATGGTTTTTGATTCTCCATGAATTTCAAGGATATGGTTTCTCTGCCGGTTATTGCATTGCTCAGTCTGAGTAGCTATTCTGCAATTCTCCGGGCAGTAGTTCCCATTTACGTCAATACGGTCTATGGTGCATTCCCCTCTCGGTGCCGCCTTGTCATACCCGTTGGCAAGCGCCCAGTCCCGGAACGGCTCAAAACTCTCGGCCCATTCTGCGCAGACGGAAATACCACGCCCACCGTAAAGGCGGTATTCCTTGCAGTTTTTATCCGTACAACGCCGACGCATCGCACACCAAACCGCATATAGCCGGGTATTACTTTCCCCATGCGTGGTTTTCATTTTGGACAAGCAGGCTCTTGCCCGTTCACGGTGCAGACAACCACAGCTTTGAACTCTTCCAGATCGCAATTCTCCGGCAATCGTTCTCACATAATTTCCGCAATCACATCGGCAAAGAAATGCAGGACGGTTGTGAAGCCTACCGTCTGGGCGAATAACTGTCAGCCTGAAAAATCGGCTGCCGGATAAATCCTCATGCCTTGGCATTTTTCAGTTCCTCCCAATACCTCATCACGGTCCGGGCATAATCGCTGTGCCCCGGATGGCCGCTGTTGTAGGCCGTCAACGCGTTCTCTACGTCATACCGGCTCAAAAGCTCCGCCATGTAGTCGCAGGCCACCCGGAAATTTCCGAAGGGGTCCATCAGGTCTGTGACCCCCAGCCGCTCCATCCGGGCCTTGTGCCACCGGGGCTGTACCTGGCAGTAGCCCCAACTGGCCCCGCTGTCGCCCTTCACGTTCCGATAGCCGGTCTCCTTGCGGATGATCGCCAGCATCAGCGTGTACTCCACGCCGCTTTCCTCGCAGGCCGCCCGGAGATAGCTTTGCAGGTCTCCGTCCAGCGGAACATCAGCCCGGAAGTAGCCGCTGTCAAACAGTGCCGCTTCGATCTTCTCGTTCTCGTAGTCCTCCTGAACCGGCGGGGCCGTCTCAGGGTCCAGTTCCTGCCAGAGGACCAGCGAGGCGTACTCCACCGCCGGCGTCTCGTCCCCGGCCAGTCGTCCCGCCGTCACGGTGGGTGCCTCCGGCTCCGGCTTCCCAGTGTCCCGTGTCAGCCACAGCGCCGCCAGCACCAGCGCTACAGACACCCACAGCAGAACCGCTCTGCGGATGGCCTTCCGCCTCCGCTCCGCAGCTTCCCGCCGTGCCACGCGAAGGGCGTTTTCCAAGTGGGCTTCCCACGCGGCCTCCGCCTCGTATTCCTCAAAGGTTTTCATCAAATTTCCGTCTCCTTACAGCAAAAACAAAAAGCGCTGCCGAATGGCCCGGTATCCCCGGTTCCATCAGCAACGCTCTGCTCCTCTGCCCCAACGCTTAGGGACAGGCATCTCATTCACTTTTCCCATAGGCTTACTTGATCTCGTCCCGCCGGATGCGGATCACCTTCACGCCGTCCTTCACCGGGATCAGTTCTACACGGTCCCCGTGGGTCAGCGCCTTTTCAATGGCTTCCAGCGTCTTTGCGCTGATATGCGTCGGTGTCATTGCTTCCTTGCTCCCTTCGTTAATAGCGGATGGCATCCCGCAGTTCCTCAATGGGAATGTCCAGTGCCCGCCCCAGCTTTAATAGTTCCTTCAGCGAAAAGTCCTGCGGGGACTTCTTCCGAGACCGTAGGGTCTGCGGCGTCATGCCCGCCTTCTCCGCCATGGTGCCCACCGGCATCCCCATGGCGGCCTGTCTGCCCCACAGCAGTGAGATCAAAACCTCGTCATTGGGCTTCCGCCCCAGCTTTACCCGCGGCATCCCGCCGCCTCCTTTCCTCTCTTCCTCCGCCGCTTACATGGCGGCTTTCCCGGTCAGGCGAGCCAGCGCCGCCCGCAGTTTCGCTTCTGCCTTGGGGGCGTCGCCGTCGCTGTTGAGCACGGTGCTGATGTACTTTGGGTTCATTCCAGCTGCTTCCGCAACCTCTTTGATCGTTAATCCGGCGTTGTGGATCTCCCCCACCAACTCACCAGTCCATTTTGCAGGCATCAAATCTAACCTCCTTCATTAAAAATGTTGACTTTGGTTAGGTTTAATGATATGATGCAAGTGACCAAACCAGCAAAATCCATCAACCTAACCGCCGTCAAATTAACTGACCAAAATCAGTTTATACGCTTATGATACCTGACTGTGGTCAGGTTGTCAACCCGTTTTCCTGATTTTGGTTAGTTTCGGCATAATGCTCAAAATCAGGGGGCAAGACTTATGTTTTATGACAGATTTAAGCTGCTGTGTCAGCGCAAAAACATTTCCTGTACCAAAGCGGCCACGGAAATGGGTCTCAGCAACTCTACGCCGACCAAGTGGAAAAAAACAGCGGCAATTCCTGATAGTTCCACCATCTCCCGCATTGCCGACTATTTTGAAGTTCCCGTTGAATATGTGATGGGTGTCTCCGCTGATTCCCAGATCGACGAAGCCAACTTTCGCTTGGCGGAGCTGGAAAAGGCACAGAAAACTGCCACGGCGGAGGAAGCGGACGAAATCGCCGTGGAGATCGACGGCCTGCGGGAATCCCTTCATGACCTCACTTTTATCCAAACCATCGAGGCTGCGGCTGACCGTCAGGCCAAAAAAAATACCCGCCCCGCCAAAAGCGGGACGGGCAGTGGCTACGCAAAAGCCATCTATGATTTTGTCGATTCCTGCGAGGCTGGCCAGCTGGCCGACCTTGCGCAGTACGTTGAGTTTTTAAAAAGCCGTCAGGGGAAGCCCACTACCTAACTTCCAGTTTCCAGCGGTGCGCCGAACACCCCGCATTGAATAGCTTCCCACAGCTTTTTCATGCTTTCATCCGACAGTCCTTTGATCTGGTGTTTCAATTCCTTACGGAGACCCGCGTCGGTATGAAGGTCCGCTCCTGTTAATTCCATTTCTACACATACAAGTCCTTTCTCCCCACCTGTTCCGTTTTTCTTTCTTGCCCCCTGAAGCTGTGATGGAGAGCCGCCGCCCCAGCCACGAAAGCGGCGGCCCGTTAAGACCTGCTGCTTGGGGGTGCGGTAGGTCTGCTTTTATCGTACCATCAAAACCTCAAGTTTGATAGTCTTAATACACACGATTTCGGTGTTGATACACACGATTTCTACTGTCAGTCTAAACATTTTGGTAATTTTCAACAAGGAGGTACTCTATGTATGCTGTCATTGATTGACCAGTGCCGCGCGGTAAAAGAAGAAAAACACATCACCAACAAGGAGATCGCGGACGGCAGCGGAGTTCCTCTCAACACGGTGAACAATATGTTCCGTGCCACCACCCATTCCCCTACGTTGGAAACTCTCGGCCCCATCTGCGTTTTCCTCGGAATTTCCATTGACCAGTTTTTAGGGATGAAACCAACGGAAGATTCTACGCCACCGGAAACCATAGAGGAAATCATAAACCGGGAACTGTGTGTCTACCGTCAGGAGATCAACGGCCTGAACGCCCAGAACGAACTTCTCCGGGAATTTATGGAACGTCAGTCCCACGGCATCCGCAACCGGGACCGTCTTTTGCGATGGATGTTGGTCCTTTTGATCTTCGTCGTGGCTTACGCCGTTTATCTGGACCTGCACTGTCTGGAATTTGGGTTCTTCCACGGCTGATACACACGGGAGGTGTGCGCATGAAATGCAAAAACTGTAAGCGCGTCATTGACGATGATTCCATTTTCTGCAAGTGGTGCGGCGAACGCCAGATCCGGGAGCGAAAAAAGAAGGACGAGATCAAAGTCCCCTCCCCACGTCAGCTGAAGTCCGGCAAGTGGAACATCGAACTGCGGGCCGAAGGGCAGAGTATCACGGAGGATACCGCCGCTCTCTGCGAAGCCAAGGCCCGCGCCATCCGCGCCGGCTTTCTGGAAGCCAAAAAGGACGCAAAATGCAGTCTCACGCTTCTTCAGGCAATCGACAGTTATTTGGAAAAAAATCAATCTCTGTCCCCGTCAACGATTCGTGGATATGAGTGTATCAAAAAAAATCGCTTCCCCGGAAAAATCAATGCCAAAATACAGGATATATCAAATTGGCAGTCGGAAATCGACGAAGCCAGCAAAACGCTGTCCCCTAAAACGGTATATAATTCATGGGGCCTTGTTTGCACCGTGATGCGGGATAATCACATCGCTCCGCCGGAAGTCCGGCTCCCTCAAAGCATAAAAAAAGACCTTCCCTGGCTGACCTACCAGCAGATCCTTGTTTTTGTGGACGCCGTGAGCGGCAGCCGGTTTGAAGCGGGCGCACTGCTGGCCCTTCACAGCCTCCGCCGTTCTGAGATATTCGGCCTTTCCTGGGAAAATATAGACTTGAATAAAAAGCGAATCACCGTTCAGGGCGCACGGGTCATGGATAAAAACGGAAACTTCGTGTACAAAAAGACCAACAAAAACGTTTCGTCTCAACGCACGATCCAAATTATGATCCCCGCCCTTTACGAGCTGCTTTTGCAGCGGAAAAGCGCCGGCCTTCCCATTCTGGATTGTACTGAAAATTCTTTGCGCGGCGGCATCAACCTGATCTGCAAAAAGAATGACCTTCCTGAGTGCGGCGTTCACGGTCTCCGCCGCTCCTTTGCCTCCCTCGGTTTCCATCTTGGGCTAAGCGAATTGGAAGTACAAGAAATCGGTGGATGGAGCGATCATAACACCGTTCATAAGATTTATCTCAAACTCGCCAGAGAAGACCGTCTCAACGCCGAAAACAAAATGGAGCGGTTTTACAAAAACCGAGGCGATGACCCCGCTCCGGACGAAGAACAGCTTCCTGACCAAACGACTCGCGCATCCGCCTGACTTTCCCATGTCCCCCACCGCCAAACCTCGCGTTTTACGAACGATTTTACGAACGTCGCAAAACGTCCCTTTATTCCCAACGGTTATAGGCATTTATTAGTGGGTTCGACTCCCGCCACTCGGACCAACCCCACAATCCTTGTGATTGTGGGGTTTTCCTTATATTTCAACGGGTTCAGCCGTTTTTGGATGGTAAAAATATTTTCCATTACGCCAATAAAGATACCAAATGCAAGGCGTTTTATCTTCAATTTTACGAACGGTTTTACGAACGGAAAACCCCCGCTTCAAAAGCGAGGGTTTTTCTTTTGCATTATTTGGCTTGCACGTCATCTACATAGCACCAGCTTTGGGGCGGACGACCGATAACCCGGCCATCACAGCCCATTTTTGTGTAATTGTAATAAGGGCAGGCACAGCAATCGGCATCAACTCTACATAGCGTCTTGAACTCGCTCAATTCTTTCGGCGTATCATAAATGCGCAGGTCGGAGATATGCCAGCCATAACCGACATTTTCGCCGAGGTATTTGCAGAACTCTTTTGTGGTTAAGCAAGTTTCTTTGAGCCGATTGTCGAGTTGCTTCCCGCTATCGTCCCAGAATCCGCAGATGTTCACACGGGTAATTGCGTCGCAGGTAAACTCCCCGACGACCTTGCCGCCGCCGTAAAACTGTGGCCTTGGATAGTCCGTCGAAATGAAGTCCTCGTGCGGATATTTTGGCAGCGTGCAGTAGATATAGCACTTAAACGGCGTTTCCAGCTTCGGGCGCGTCTTTCGGACCTCGATGGTTTTTTCGCGGCGGGCGATCTTTTCCACCCACTTGGGGCGGATGCTGATAAGTACGGCTTTACTCATTCTGTTTCCCCTCCATCGGATTGTCGTATACATTGCCAACTACAAGCGGACCTCTGCGTGGATCGCACATCCAATATCCGCTCGACGGGTTATATTTCACTAATTCCGGCTTGTTTGAGAGCCGCCGCGGATTTGTCGAAATCACGAAGTCACCCTCGAAAATCTTCTTACCATTCGTGTCCTTTAGCCCGGTGTATTGTCCGACAGTCACAGGGTCTACATCCGCTCTCAAATGCTGGTTCGGAAGTCCCCAGTCGGTCATCCGGTCAAAAACGATGTAATGTTTGGTGTTGTCCGGGTGTGCGGCATAGTCCCCTTGGAAGCAATAGGTCGTATCCGAAAGAGCCATGTAGTAACCCTCGTACCATGTTCCGCTCTCGGGGTCTTTTCCCCGAAATAATATCTCACGCATTCCGCTTGCCCTCCAATGCTTTCTCCGCCTCCTCGCTGGTGAGGAATACGGTCTTACCGATGTCACTATCCTTGAATGAGCTACAGCCGTATTCGCATTCACAGTAGCACTCACCAAAACAATCTTGTTCCCAGCGGCTGAATGGGCACCCCTTACAATCGGAACCGTCGCAATCGAACGTCACAATGTACTCAATCCCTCCACCGCCACACAGGTACGCTTCATCAATTTCGCACTTGATAATTTTGCCGCTGACAGCCCACACCGTATCGCCCACCTTGCACGGCGGCACCACCAGCCGCCCGTCTCTGTCGGCCTCGGCCAGATCGCGGATGCGATTGAGCAATGCAAGCTGCTCCGTCAGCGTTTTCGATTCTTCCAGCGCGTAATCAAACAGTTTTCCCAACGCGGTTACTTCTTCCGGCGTCCGCCCCGTGTCCTCGTAGGCGGCAAGGCGCTCAACGCCTCCCTGTTTGAATCCACCACGTTTTTTCATCATCGGGAATCCGTCTTTATCGCGGTATGTCAATCGCTCCATCACATTACCTCCAAACCATATCGCATTTGTGGACTGCGCAAACTGTCATTCCCATTTTTATCTCCCCATCTTCTCCAAAAACTCATCGATCCGGCCCTGGTCTGCCACAACAACCTCTTTCCCGATTTTCTCGGCGTAGGCTCGCTCCAACCGTGCCCCGGAACTCTCACGCCAGTCCGGCAGCAGAACCACACAGTCCGCACAGTCGATCATGGAAAAGCAGATACGCATATAATCGCCCTGCTCCATGCCGGATGGGAGGTTCGCCGGGTTCAGGACGCAATGTCCCATGGCAGTGAGGGCTTGCTCTGCCTTGGCAAATTTCTCCCGATAGTTCTTGTCACCGGTGATCTTCCCGGCAATATACACACGCAGGTGTGCCCCAACCTGCATATCAAACGCCCGCTTCGCGGGCCGCTGCTTGCTTACAACTCTGATGTATTCAATCATCCTTACTCTCCCATCTCCGGCCGCGTCAGCGGACGGTACACCGTCTGAATATCATTCTTCCATGGCGTCAGCCATACGCACCACATCACGTCCATCAGCGGACTTCCCTTCTCTCCTGGCATCCGCTTTTTGAAAAAGAAATCCGGGCGCCACGTCAGCGGCAGAATGTAGCTGGGCGGGATTTCGTCAAACAGTTTCCGCCGGTACGTTGCGTTCCAATACTGCGACTTGAGCAGGAACGCAAAAGGCTTGCCCAGCTCCGCTGCTCTGCGGATGAATGCCTCCGCCAGCGAGAAAGGCGGGTTTGTGATGATCCAATCAGCCGCGTCAATGCTGGACTTCAAGAAGTCCGTCCCATCCAGAATGTCCGTTGCATAGATGGTCTCAAAGTAGGTCTGAAGCACCCCGGCCATATCGCCCTCTCCCGTTGCCGGTTCCCACACGGACGTTGTGCGCGGAAGATTCAAAAAGCGCATAAGTGCCACCGTCACATCCGGCGGCGTGGGATAGAAGTCTGACTGACTCCGCCCATACGCACTGTTCCCGCCAGCTATCCTACTTGCATTCAAACTATCCATATTCAACCTCCCGTAAACAAACTGATCTGCGCCGTGTGTTCCGCAAAGCGCTTTTCCTGCGCCTGAAAATAGTGAGGGTCGATCTCACACCCAACAAAATCAAAGCCAAGATCATAGGCGGCTATGCGGCTGCTGCCGCTGCCTAAGTGGGTGTCCAGTATCTTGTCCCCCGGATTTGCGTACTTCTGCAAAATCCATGTGTATAACGCCACCGGCTTCTGCGTCGGGTGGATACGCTTCTCATTGAGAGCCTTGTTCCCCTGCTGGACTGTCCCCTCTGCAATACTCTTTCCCTGCATCATGCCGCGCCACATAAACCGGAATATGTCGGTTCTCAAATTCAAAGAGTTAAACGCAATCTCAGCCCCAGACTGATCGGCCCCGTCATTGCACTTGTCCCACACGATTGCTCCGCCGCGAGGAAGAACAAAATAGTTTGCTCCCCAGATGATCTGATTCTTGCTGACCCGGAAAAGCTCCGCAAAGTACCGCTCATCCGCAGGGAAACGGTCAAAGCCGGTCTTTTCGTAGCCGCCATCCTTGACGTAAATCCGTGCTCCATTCTTCTGCGTTACATAGCGACTCCGGTCCTTACCGCCATCTTCTCCGATTCCATAAGGAGGGTCCACCACAGCCAGATCAAACGCTTTGTCTTGCAGCGTCCGCATATACTCCATGCAGTCCATGTTATAGGCTACGTTCAATCCTTTTTCCCTCCCTTGATAACAGTAAATGCCATGCGGCGCTTGACCGCCACACGAGCCTCCTTCTGCTTCATCTGTTCCAGATACTCTTTATGCTTCGCCGGTAGGCGAAATTTTTCGCACGATTTTCGCCATTGGCTCCGCTTCGTATAGTCCCCATCGAACCACTTGCACTCATCACAGCAATAGCAGACGTCCTCCACGTCCTTGATCTCCCCCGGCGTGAAGTATGCGCTGAATAACTCGCAGTTATAGAGGCAGTTGTTGCAGACACACCCATAACAGCTCATTTCACATCTCCCTCAGCCGGAACGTTCTTATCCGCAAAGTAAAGGCGTCCTCCGCCGATAACCCTGATAAGCAGATCAAGCTGCCAGTGCATAAAGACTTGTTTATGAAGCGGCCTCCCAAACCAGAAAAAATACTGCGTCTCCGGGGAATGCAGAAAGTCCTCAATGCTCTTGACCTGCGTCCCCTGTTTGTATTTCCGCGTGTATGCCATGTCTCTCGACCTCCTGTTTCCAGATGTGCTTCTATCTTTAGCATAGCAACCCCCTCCAATAGGGTTTTTGCACACCCGCTTCACCTACAGCCTACCAGCACGTCACCTACCGACCGCCTGCCCCCCGACCGCGCCGCGCAACCTAAGTACGTATTCCCCACATAAGCGAAGCGTTTTTATAAAATTTTTTTTGGACCACTTTTTGACTTTTTCGTTTTTTGCCCCCGGTTTTCTAAACTACCCCCCCCTAAAGGGGGAGGAAGGGCGACGGGGATGAGAACGTGGGTGAAGAGAACGTGAGAGGAGGGGGAAGAGTTGTGGAGAGATTCTGCGCCGATCCGGTGGCCAGGTCTGTAAACCACCCCCCACCCAGCCGGGGCCGTGGTCAGCTGGTCAGCTGGTCAGCTGGTCAGCCGGTGCCATTGGAGCGGAGGCGGGGCCGCTGGGCGGGTCTCGGAGAGGGTCAAAACCTGTCGCAAATGCCTAAACTGTTGCCATAATAAGCAATTAGGGCAACAGTTACCGCCTTTTTTGGTGGTAAATGCAACAACAGCCTATGCCGCCCTTGTGCAACTTGCCCAAAGACGGCGGGAGCCGGGGCCGCTGCCGGTTCTCTGGCCCTCGGTGCCGGTGGTGGTGGCCGTCCTCCGATGGTCGGCGGCTGCTCCGCTGGCGGTTCTCGGTCTGGCATGGTCAGCGGTGGCCGTGGTGGCCGATCTGATGCAATCAGCCGGAACAGACCGCCGCGGGTGACTCCTCCACCCTTTCCCCTTTTTCCCTTGTCCATTGCTTCCGGGCCTGTGGGAGTGCTCCGCGCTTTTCTTCATTGGGGTAAAGCGTCCGGGGGTTTTATGGGGTACGTTTTAGGGTACTATAATAGACCGCGCCCGCAAGAAACGCGCCCGCGCGCATAGGGGTTAAAAATAGCCGCTTGGGACGGCGTAGGGTGCAAGCGGCTGCGCGGCGTGGGTCTGCTGCGGTGCGGTGCTGGGCAGTATTGCTCAGAGGGCACGAGAAAAGCCCGCGGGGGGCTTCCCTGCGGGCTGTGGTGGCTGGTGGTATCAGGTCAGAAACAGTTCGCCGTTGATCTCAAGGCTGACGGCCTCTTGTTTCATTTCGCGTTTGATCTTGTGGCAGATGGCGACGATCTCGGCGCCGTGGCGCTCGATGTCCTCCGCTGCGGCGTTGCTGTAAACGATGGTGACGGCCTCACCCACGAGTCCGGCGGACTGGCTCACCCAGTAGCCGCGGGCCTCGGTGGCGGTGGCTCCGCCAAACATGGCGGATAGCTTCGCGGCGACTTCCTCCACCTGCTGCCGGTTGTCGGTGGGGTGGTCGGTGTCGGTGGTGCTCGGCACGTAGATAGCAACGCGGGAGTCCAGGCGGACGACGCCGGGGATCGTGTCAAAAAAGCTCTTTTTCATTTCGTGTTCCTCCTCTTCCTTATGCGGTCGCCCGTGTGCGGCGGTTGATCTCTGCGAGTGCTGCCCTTACTGCGGCTTCGTCCTCGGCGTATGCCGTGCCGGAGATCGTCCCGCAGGCTCTCCGGTATGCTGCCCGGTCATCGGCCCAGGCGATCAGCTCGCGGAGCTTGTCCATGCTCATTTTGCTGTAATCCATTTTGTAATCCTTTCCGGCCCGGTGGGCCTCCGTGGTGTTGTCCTGTTCTTTATGATTCTATTATAT